TAGAATTTACAGGAACTATCTCAGCTTCTAGAAACGTTACTATTCCAATAGATGTTCAAAATTTTTATATCTTAAAAAATTCAACAAGTGGATCACAAAACGTAGTATTTAAATATGTTACAGGATCGGGAGATAGTATTACTCTTGCTCCTGGTGCAGTGAAATTAGTATATGCTACAGCTAACGATGGCACTAATCCAGATATTGATGATTGTGGATTTATTACTTCTTCATCTGCAGATACTTTAACAAACAAAACTTTAACTTCACCTAAAATAGGAACTTCAATTTTAGATACTAATGGTGCTGAATTATTTTTATTAACAGCTACAAGTTCTGCAGTAAACGAATTTACAATAGCAAATGCCGCTACAGGAAATGATCCAACATTATCTGCAACAGGTGGTGATTCAAATATTGATATAGCTATTAAACCAAAAGGCACTGGAGAAATTGTAATTGGGACAGGAGCAGCCTCAGCCACACTTACGACAAGTGGTGCTCATGATTTAGTATTAGATACAAATTCAGGAACTAATTCAGGTACAATTACAATTACAGATGGAGCAGATGGAAATATTAACATTGCACCAAATGGAAATGGTGTTGTTCAAGCAGGTGGTTCTGCAGTTAAAGTTGCAGGTAAAGAAACTATTTGGGTTCCAGCAGTTGCTATGTATCCTAACTCTACAAATGGTTGTGCGGATTTAGAACAAACAGAACTGTCAAATGGACCAGAACTTAAAACATTAGATTTTGATAAAGACTCAGATGAGTTTGCACAATTTGCTGTTGCATTTCCAAAATCATGGAATGAAGGCACGATAACTTTTCAAGCATTTTTTACAGCTGCTTCAACAGATACAGGGACTACATCATGGGCTTTACAAGCTGTTGCATTAGCAGATAATGGAGACTTAAATACTGCATTTGGAACAGCAGTCGCACCTACAGCAAAAGCTATGAGTGGAACATCAAATGATTTAGCAGTAACAGCTGAAAGTGGAGCAGTAACTATTGCAGGTTCACCTAGCACAGATGAGTATGTTTTCTTTCAAATCTTTAGAGACGTGTCAGAAGATGATTTAAATGCTGATGCTAAATTATTAGGAATTAAATTATTCTTCACTACTGACGCTGCAAACGACGCATAAGGAGCATAAGTTATGAGAGATTTAAAAAATGTTCTTACATCAGGTAAGAACACAAAAAATATCAAAAATAAAAAAGCTAAAAGCTTTGGATATCAAGTCTTAGGATTTGGATCTGGAAGTGGTGGACCTCAACCTCCGTTTAACGTAGACTTTTTAGTTGTCGCTGGAGGCGGCGGTGGTGGAGTTGGACCTTTTGGAGGATCCGGAGGTGGCGGAGGAGCGGGAGGTATGCGTTCTTCAATTACAGCTTCAGGTGGAGGTGCGAGTCCTGAATCAGATTTAACATTAACAGGTGGAACAACTTATACAATTCAAGTAGGTAGTGGAGGTTCATCTAATTCTAATGGAGAAAATTCTGCAATTTCAGGAAGTGATATTACTGATATTACTTCTACTGCAGGTGGAAAAGGTGGTCAAATTTCTGGACCTAACCAAGCTCAAGCAGGTAATTCTGGAGGATCTGGAGGAGGAGCAGGTGGTGCTGACAACTCAGCTCCTGGTGGATCTGGTACAGCTAATCAAGGTAAAAATGGTGGTGGTAGATCAGGTGGAGGTTCTCACTCAGGCGGAGGAGGCGGAGGAGCTTCACAAAACGGACAAAATGGATCTGGAAACCAAGGTGGTGCAGGAGGTAACGGAACCGCAACTAGTATAACAGGATCATCAGTGACTACTGCTGGAGGTGGCGGTAGTAGAGGAAGAGCTGGTGGACAAGGCGGCGGAGGAAACGATGGCCAAGCAGCAGGTGCAAATTCTGGTGGCGGTGGTGGACACAACGGAGCCGGAGGGTCTGGAGTTGTTATAATTCGTATGCCTACATCTAACTTTGGCAAAATAACTGGAACTACTGGATCTCCAACTGTGACTACAGATGGATCTGATACTGTCATAAAATTTACTGGAGATGGGAGTCTTACAGCGTAATTATTATGGCACATTTTGCAAAACTAGATTCAAACAATGTAGTGCTAGGTGTTCATACTGTTAACAACAATGTGTTTGAAACAGAAGAACAAGGTATAGAATTTTTAAAAAATTTACATGGAAGTGATACTATTTGGAAACAAACTTCTTATAATACTAAAGAAGGTGTTCACGCATTAGGAGGAACACCTTTTAGAAAAAATTATGCAGCCATAGGTTCAACATACGATTCAACAAGAGATGCTTTTATACCACCAAAAGAATTCAACTCTTGGGTGTTAGATGAAACTAAATGTATTTGGATAGCACCTATAAATGATCCAACAATTTTAACGTATACAGATAGTAATGGAGATGAACAAAACTATTTAATATTTTGGGACGAAGATAATATTAGGTGGAATGCCAGAGACAAAGAAGATAATTACTTTTATTGGGATTCATCAAATTTATCCTGGACTTCTTATACTCCGTAGTATAAGATATCCTTAATGAAAGATAAAAAGATTATTGAAGCTACTGTTCACCCTGTTTTTCCTAAACCTATATATAAAACTTTTTTAAATAAACCATTAACAAAAAAAGATATTGATTATGCAATTAATATTAAAGAAAAAGATTGTAATGTAGGTAATACAAACACCACAGACACGTATATTTTAAATAAAAAAAAATTTGCGTCTTTAAAAAAAGAATTAACTAATATAGCATTTGATTATATAAAAAAAATAAATTGTCCTAAATATAATGTTAAACCTTATATTACTCAATCATGGTTTAATTATACAAAAACAAATCAATATCATCACAAACATTCTCATGATAATTCTTTTATA